GTGCCGTAGCACCATCAAGCGACGTGCCAGCCATATACTGGAGGCCAACATTGACCACGAGGTTTTTAGATTCAGCCGTCCACTTAAGGTTGCCATCTTTGTCATAGCACTCAAAGAAATACTTGCCCATAGCACGGGCAGCGTCTTCTGAATTAGGGCGAGCAATCAACCCGCTTGCCACAACGTCTTTTGTCTTTGCTTGTTCCATAATCAATTCATCCTTATTAAAGCATTTGTTGCTGAATTAGTAGGCATTGTAATTGTAAACTTTGTTGTTGTTGTTTTATCTGACCCAAAATCTAAAACAGCTATAGATCGATCTGATTTGCTGCTGTTGTAAATTAAAGCACATCGTGCAGTAAATGATGCTGGATCCCAAATCACATTATCAAAGTCTACGTATGCCACAGTCCCAGAAGAACTAACGGTTGTACCCGTTAACACTTTTCCACCTGCGCTATATCCAGAACCTGATACTTCATTTGATGTTGTATAAACCGTAGTAGCTTGATTCAAATCAGCATTGGCCGTATACAAAGCTATCTTTAAAGTGTCCGTTAAAAGATCATGAATGCCTTCATACAACTCAACTTTAAAGCTAGTTGTTTGACATTGAACAATACTCATGACACCTGGACCCTAACTTGACCATCACGATAAGCGTCCATTCTTTGCTTGCCGTCGCCAAGATTTTTAAGAAGTGCAATAGACTGCACATACTTGTCTTTTGCTAAAGCTATCAAATCTTGCTCTTGTTTTAAGAATGTAGATGCTTCGAAAAGGGTGGCATTCAAAAGCGCCGAATCAAAATTGTCTCCCAGCCATGTTGTTGTAGCCGTAACAATTGATTCTGGGTAGTAGTAATAATGAAGTTCTACACCGTACGCTAAATCTGGGGTTGGCCCTAAGATAAACGTAAGTTCTGTCAAAGCAGAAGAATCCGGGCCAAAAATTGCATAATGCCTTGGCTTGCCTGTGTCCGATGCAGATGGATACGCTTCTCTTATAAAGTTAACGTCTTTATTTAACAAGTAAACGTAATCACCACCACCTGGAGGGTATACAGCTATTGAATACGTTGATAAAAAGTCTGATGGGCATTGCAGATATTTGTTTGTTGCAGTACACGAACCTGTTACGTTTTTTCTTAAGTTGGCTATCTGCACCGTATTGTAAATACGTTGTTCCGCCTGACGGATCATCGTATTGATATCCGTCGTTGTGAATGTGGTTTCAAGATAATCTTGAACCGCTGTAACAAGCTCGTTATACGTCACGCCATTGGCCCTCTAGCCATTACACCCTTGGTGGCAGCTCCCGTACCACGGATTTTAATTCCCGTAGTCTTGATGTCTTTCTCGGGATACCCCGCTGTATGGACAACCGGAACTGGCTTAGGTTGTTTCAGTACTTTTACATTTTTCATTTCATGCCTCGATACTTAAAAGATGACTTCTTTTGATTAGCAACCTTAGCCAGATTGCGTCCCATCTTAAGCATATCGGAATTGGTCTTTCCGCCTTTTGCTAATTTGGTCATTGGCTTGCCAGGATGCAAAGCCTTTTCATGTTTATGTACCGCAGTCTTTGCATCCATGATGCACTCCTATGTTAAAGATATCGTTACTGTACCAACAGCCGTGGCTGCGGCCAAGTAGTTTGGTGTTAATGGATCATCAAAAGCAGAAGCACCACCAACTGGACTCCAGCCCCATTGAATGTCTCTAGATCCGCCCGTAAGAAATCCGCCTGTCGAATTAGGTAACAACTCAAGACCATTGACTCCAGCCGTGACATAAGTTGTATCTTTACGCGGGTTTCTTACGGCCTGCGGATCATCCACAGGGAACATACCTAATAATAATTGCGGCTGATCGGGATCCCAACACTCATCACAAACCAACAGGTTGTACTTCTTTGTCTTAATGATTTCCGTACGAAGTTTTTTTAACTTGAACTGCTGGCCGCATCGATCACACATTGCAATCGAATTTTTTCCAGACGCAAATCTGTTACCCATATCCGCCACCTGACCCAATAAACTGTTGGCGTGGCACAAATCGTATAGCAGCTTTCTCTCGGTCTTCGCCTGCTGCTAAGTTGAATTGCTCTTCATAAGCCATCTTCAACATATCAACTCGAGATACAAGTTCTGGCTGTTTCATGGCAATGTAGTACGCCAGACCTGCTACTAAACATGGAAGGAAACGGAAGTTCATGTCCGCAGTCTGAATACCCGATCCTGCGTCTTGGACTCTTCTCATTCTCCAGTAGACAAACTGATAAGTCGTACTGTTGTCTGGCGTAGGCCAGACTGTTACCGCCGGAAGGTTGGGGTTATAGATCGTTGCCCCTGCTGTATGGCTCGCCGCCGTGGTCCCATTTTGTCCACGAACCACACCACCTAGTGAATTACCATCTAACCACTGGTACAGAATGTCTTCACTATCAATACGAACAAACCCTGCGCTTGGAAGACTCGCCGTTGAACTAAGCGTAATTGTTGTGGTTGTCGAGTTAATTGTTGAAGACAACGTCGCATTAGCAGGGGAAACTTGTCCCGATAGCCTTTGAATCCACACCTGAATAGGACGCGCCTGCTGTAACTTATTAGGGATGGTGGCGTAGGTTGAAACGCTAATCCTGGTAATCGTTAAATCAGCCTGAGTCGATGAAACGTTCTGACCTGTACGGATTACGTGTTCAAGTAAATCTATCGTATCTGTGGGTAATGCATACGTATTTACGCCTGCTGTCAGGGTGATCGTTCCCTGATCAATCGTCCACATATTGATGCCACGGTTCTGCCACTCAATGGTCATCAGGTTCATAGAACGCCGAGCCGTACGGAGGTCATAACCAGTCCGCATCTCGCGGCCAGCCCTCTCCCACGCTTCTTCAGCGATCTCTGTGAACTCTGGTGAAAAACCAGTTGAACCGCTAGTGGTCATCTAAATCTCGCAGTCTTTGCGGCAATTTTTGCCGGTTGCTTAACAAACTGTTTTCCTGCGCTTTTTCCAACTCGCTTTGCTCTTGTAGTCGCAGCGTACTCTGAAGGTGTAAGAGATTTAATTGCCGCCTCCGGGAGATATCGTTCGCCAGTTGCTTTTGAACCCTGTGTGCTAGGTTTGCCACTGCGTGTCCCCCACTTTTGGTCAGTCCAATTCTTCAGACTTTGCTGCGGTGCTTTCACTTCATCTTCTTTAACGTCTGAGCCAGCCTTGCTCGTTGCCCCATTTTACCGGGAGCCTTTGCTGCTTTAGCTAACTTACTTGCGGGAATCGGTTTATCGCCTTTGACGCCTAACGACTTACGCAAAGCGCCAGGTTTCTTGATGGCTTCTTTAATCCACTTACCACCCTTGAACCCCGGAACACCACGTCCTTTTAATACATCAGCACGAGTTACCTTGCCATCATCATTAAGATCCGGAAAATCCTTAGTCACGGTAACCTCCGCCTTTTTGCTTGTACTTCATAGCAAGCATTTGTGCTTTGCGAGCTGACCACTGCCCAGGCGATCCGCCTTTGCCACCAGCTTTTATGCTGTTGAACAATGCTTTACGCATCCCCGGCTTGGTGTAGTTTCCTGCTTCGTTGACACGAGACTCGCCGCCTTCTGCAAAGGCCATAAAGTCTGTATCGTCTCGACGCTTCTTACGCCGAGCCGTGGGCATCTTTGAGGGCATGATTGCCCCCATGCCACGAGAAGCTAGCATCTCAGCACTTACCGCCGTAGTTCATCTTTTTAACTTTACCACCAGCCTTCATGCCGGTAGATCCCTTCATGGTTACTTCCATGCCACGGGTCTTACCTTTCTTGGCAATACCATCAGCAGCTTTATGACCAGCAGCAAGACCGCCAGCAGCATAAGCCTTACCACCGCGCTTCATGCCCTTCATCTCTTCCATCTCATGTTTGATCATGGACTTTGGCGCGCCTTTGGCTTTCATAAAACCAACTTCTTTCTTCATCATTGCTTTGGATTCTTTCACTTGACCACCCTTTTTCATAAATTGACCAAGATCACCGTATCCCGGTGATGCAAAACGTCCTTTGTCAGAGTCTTTCTCTAAACGTCCAGCGGCTAAACCCGGACCAAGTCCGCGAATAAGTGAGTACTTACCTTCAGGTCTTTGTTCAATATACTCATCTGTTTCTTTTACGTCTGCTTGAATGCCTTTTAAATTATCAGCACTCTTTTTT